TACGGTAGTCCGTATGATAGTATCGCCGCTATCGGTAGAGTCTGTTTGCTTCTTGTTTCCATATTCGTTTTTATTGTTCTTTAGTTCAAAAAATCCCGCCCAATTATTCGCAATCGATTCATCTACGATTTGAGATGCGACCGCCGGATTACCTTTGCTCAATTTCACTAATTTGTTGTAACACGCTTTGAGTGACTTTTCCGATTTGTAATTTTCCCGCCTGTCTTTCTTGTATTCAAGCCAAAGAGTAAACGTCTCTAAAAACTCATTAGATATAAAATCAAAATCTCCATGAGAGACTTTAGAGAGTATATTTATGTTTGGTTTCTGTTTTAGTTTATTATAGTCTGTACTATCCCCTGTATCATTGACTCCCTTATCCCCTGTATCATTGGCTGTCTGATTGGCT